AACACTTGACCTCCGTGTACGGAGAGACCATGTTCCATACGATGTCTGGGAGCGCATGGGGCTTTTTCATATCACCGAGGGCAATGTGGTCGACTATAACTTTGTGCGGAAAACGATCAATGAGCTGCACACGATATATAACATTAAGGAGATCGCAGCCGACCGATGGAACGCCACACAGCTGATCACAGACCTTGAGGGTGACGGTTTTACCGTTGTGCCGATGGGTATGGGATTCAAGGATATGTCTCCCCCGATGAAGGAACTGTACAAGCTAATACTCGAAGGTATGTTCGTTCACGGCGGCAATCCCGTTCTCAGATGGATGGCAGGAAATGTGGTCGCCGAAATTGATGCGGCGGAGAATATAAAACCTAGCAAAAAGAAAAGTACCGAGAAAATCGACGGCATTGTTGCATGGATCATGGCACTCGACCGAGTGATCCGCCATGAAATGCAAGGCAGTGTCTATGACGAACCCGATCATGACCTGATCGTTTTATAGGAGGGATGCAGATGGGCTTACTCAACTGGCTCGGCTTCAATAAGCCGAGAGATGCGCCGTCACTGCCGGATATCCGGGACAATGTCCGCGATTCCGGTAATCTGTTTGTATTTGGCATGACGCACAGCGGAGAGCGTGTTGACGAGCGAACGGCAATGCAGATCGTTACCGTATACGCCTGCGTGAGACTGCTGTCAAATACTATCGCAGGGCTTCCGCTGCATCTGTACAGATATACAGGTGCCGGCGAGGATAAGGAACGCGCTACCGATCATCCGCTGTATAAAATACTCTACCGACAGCCGAATCCCGAAATGAGTTCATTCTCATTCTGGGAGGCACTGATGTGTCATCTGCTGCTCTGGGGCAACGCATACGCACAGATCGTCCGAGACGGCAAGAACGGCATCGTCGGTCTGTATCCGCTTCTCCCCGAGAATGTGGAGATTGACCGTGACCCGAAAAGCGGCGACCTGTTCTACACTTATCACGCATACACCGATGAAAAGCCCGGTGAGCATGACAAGGATATCATCTTTCAGCGAGATGAGATACTGCACATCCCCGGTCTGGGCTTCAACGGACTTGTGGGATTTTCACCCATTGCCATGATGAAAAATGCGCTGGGCGCAGCAATGGCGGTGGAGCGTTACGGCAGCGCCTTCTTCAAAAACGGAGCGCAGCCTGCCGGTGTTCTCGAACATCCGGGCGTACTGAAAAATCCGGAAAAGATCCGTGAGAACTGGACGAGAGTGTACGGCGGTTCCCGTAATGCGCACCGCATCGCAGTCCTCGAAGAAGGTATGCAGTACAAGCCGATCTCGCTGCCACCGGAGGATTCGCAATTTCTCTCTACAAGGGAATTTGATGTGGAGGAGATCTGCCGAATGTTTCAGGTGCCGCCTCATCTGGTGCAGGACTTGAAGCGCAGCACCTTCAATAACATCGAGCATCAGGGTATCGCATTCGTGCAATATTCGCTCATGCCGTGGATCATTCGCATTGAAAAAGGCATCATCAAAGACCTTCTGCTGGAGGAGGAACAGGATGTATTTTTCCCGAAATTCAACGTGGACGGCCTGATGCGCGGAGATTATCAGAGCAGAATGAACGCTTATGCGATCGGTGTCGGCAACGGCTTTATGTCGCCGAATGATGTGCGCAGGCTTGAAAACATGGATCTCATTCCGCACGATCTCGGCGGTGATGATTATTACCTCAACGGCAGCTACAATAAGCTGCAGGATGCAGGTGCAGCCTACGACCTGGACGAGCCCGAGGACGATGACACTGAGGAGCAGACAGATACAGAAAATACACCGGAAGAAGAAACCGATGACAGATTCCTGCGGAAAAGGCGCAGGAAGAAAGTACGAAACGGAGGAATGTAAATGCCGAAATTCTGGGACTATATTCACGATGACAGCGGCGGCAGAGTGCTTCGCCTTGAGGGACCGATCGACTCGGATTCCTTCTGGGGTGACGAGATCACGCCGCAGGATTTTAGAGATGAGCTGTATGCCGAAGACGGTGACCTCACGCTCTGGATCAATTCGCCGGGAGGCAACGTCTTCGCCGCTGCGGAGATCTACACAATGATCCGTGACTATCCGCACAATGTTACTGTCAGAATCGCAAGCATCGCTGCATCAGCGGCAAGTGTGATCGCAATGGCAGGCAATACTGTGCAGATGTCTCCCACCGCACTTCTCATGATCCATGACCCTTCTACCATTGCTTTCGGCAATGCAAAGGACATGGAAAAAGCCATTGCAACGCTGAACGAGGTCAAAGAGAGCATCATCAACGCATATGCGGCAAAAACCGGACTCAGCAGAAACCGCATCAGCAAGCTCATGTCCGATGAGACTTGGATCAATGCAAAAAAGGCGGTCGAGCTGGGCTTTGCAGATGAGATCCTCTTTGACGAAAAGCCGGAACCGGACAAGAAGCAGGATGAGCCTGACAATCCGGACGAGCCTGAGAAGCCCGATCAGGAAGGCGGTGACGATGAGGGCGATGAAAAGAAAGAGACCGAAAAGAAGCCGTTCAAGTTGGACACCGGCGATGGCCTTTGGGAGTACAGTACCCGTGTCATGGGACAGACCATTCTGGGAAAGATCACCGCTTCCGCGGCACCCGAAGACACAGAGCCGCCCGATGACAGCAAGGCAGATGATGCACAGAAACCTTCCGAGGAAGGGCTGAAGGATACAGCACCGACTGTGACTATCCCTGTGATCGGTATGGACGGCAAGACCGCAGACGGCTCGATGCCGTATGAGATTTTGAAACAGCAGCTTGCATTTTTGAGATAAGCAGGCTGTATTTTTATGACCGCCGGAGATATCCGGCAGAAACGAAGAAAAAGATATGAGCAAAATCATGGAACTTCGCAGCAAGCGTAATACCCTGTGGGAGCAGACAAAAGCATTCCTCGAAAAGCACCGTGGTGAGAACGGTCTCGTGGAGGCTTCCGCAGTGGAACAGTACAACAAAATGGCCGGTGAAGTGCAGGCACTGGGCGCAGAGATTGAGCGTCTGGAACAGCAGGCAGCCCTTGATGCGGCACTTTCCGCACCGACCAGCAAGCCCGTCACCAACGCTCCCGGCACAAAGAATACGCCGCCCACCAAACCGACCGCAACCGACGAGTACAAGTCCGCCTTCTGGGATATGATCCGCAACAAGGGCGATCAGCTTGCAGTCCGCAACGCACTTTCTGTCGGCGAGGACACCGAGGGCGGATACACTGTGCCGGACGAGTTCGAGCGCAGACTGATTCAGGCACTGGAAGAGAATAACATCTTCCGCCAGATGGCAACAGTCATCAAGACCAACAGCGGTACCCGCAAGATCCCGATTGCCAATGATACAATGGAGGCGCAGTGGATCGATGAGGGTGAGGAAATTCCTGAGACTGATACCCGCTTCGGTCAGACAACCCTCTCTGCATATAAGCTCGGCACTATGATCAAGATCAGCAACGAGCTTCTGCACGACTCTGCCTTCGACCTCGCATCGTATATCGCTGCACGTTTCGGTGTGGCAATGGGCAATGCCGAGGAGCGTGCCTTCTTCACCGGTGACGGCGACAAGAAGCCCCTCGGTATCCTCGATGAGACCGGCGGTGCAGAGCTGGGTGTAACTGCGGCATCTCAGACTGCGATCACCTTTGACGAGGTGTTCGACCTCTACTACAGCCTTAAGTCTCCTTACCGCAGAAACGCACAGTTCGTCTGCAATGAGACCATCCTGCTTCAGCTCATGAAGCTGAAGGACAAGAACGACAATTACCTCTGGAAGCCGTCGCTCGACATTGCAAAGCCGGATACACTGCTCGGTCGCCCCATCCGCACCAGCTCTTTCATGCCCGGTATCGCAAAGGGCGAGCGTGTTCTCCTCTTCGGCGACATGAAGAACTACTGGGTGGCAGACCGTCAGAACCGCACCTTCCGCCGTCTCAACGAGCTTTATGCCCGCACCGATCAGGTCGGCTTCCTTACCACCCAGCGTGTGGACGGTCGTCTCATCCTGCCGGAGTCTGTGAAGGTCCTCAAGATGGCAGGCACAAAGGCTACCACAGGCGGAAATACTGGCGGTAACACCGGCGGCAACGGCTGATAAGAACGGAGGGCAGATAAGTGAATCTGATCTCACTGCCTGAAACAAAAAACTACCTCCGTGTTGACCACTGTGAGGATGACAAGCTCATCCTCACTCTGATCGATACGGCGCAGCGGCTCGTGATGGATGTGGGCAGAATGAATGAAAAGCAACTCGCGGAAAATGAGGAAACCTCCCGGCAGGCTATGCTGTATACTGTATCTTACCTCTATGAAAACCGCAATACTGCAGATTATCATGCACTGACACTGACACTCAGGGCGCTGTTATTCGCACAAAGAGAGGGCGTGGTCTGATGGAAATCGGGAAACTGAATCAGCGGATCGCCGTCCTCGAAAATCATGTCAAAAAAGATACGATTGGCAATCACAAGGCCCGATGGGAGGAGGTGTTCTCCCTCTGGGCTTCTGTGACTGTATCAAATACTGTGGGAGGTGCGGCTGAGGAGACAAATACCGGAGTGACCAGAGAGATACAAAAGCTGGAGGTCATTATCCGACAGACTCCGCAGACAAAGCGCATGGCATCGACTGTGTACAAGATCCGTTTTGACGGTATTGACTACGATATTAAGGGCATTGTGCCGAATTATCAGACGCAGGACTATATGAAGCTGATCTGCGAATCACGAAGGGCGGGATCAAAGGATGACATCTATTGACGATATGGCTGCGGAGATCATGGAAGGCTTGTCGGAATACGCTGAACTTGCCGATTCAGCAATGAAAAAGGCGGTACGAAAGACAGCGACAACGGTCAAGAATGAGATCTCCGCAAAAGCCCCAGTGAAGTCAGGCCGCTACAAGCGAAGCTGGACAGCAAAGAAAACCAAGGAAAACAGCCACACACTGGAAATGACAGTCCACAGCAAAGACCGCTACCAGATCGCACATCTCCTCGAACACGGTCATGCAAAGCGCGGCGGTGGTCGTGTGGCGGCTATCCCGCATATCGCTCCTGCTGAGGCAACCGGCGCAGATATGCTCGAAACGCTTATCAAAAAGGAGTTATCGTGACCTACGAGGAAATTTCCGAGATGATGCAGGAGATTGGGCTGCCCTTTGCGTATCATCATTTCGCAGAGGGTGAAAGTCCGGATCCTCCGTTCACGCTGTTTCTGTCTCCGGGTGAAAATACATTCGGTGCGGATAATCTGATGTATGTCAGCTTCAAGCTGCTGCATATTGAACTGTACACCGATGAAAAATCCCCGGATGCGGAGGAGCGTGTGGAGGAAGTGCTGCATCAGCACAACATTTATTATACAAAATCCGAAACATGGATCGAGAGCGAACGGCTCTATGAGGTCCTGTACACATTGGAGGTATGAATATGGCTCTGAAGAAAAACAAGGTCAAGTTCGGTCTGAACAAGGTTCACTGGGCAAAGATCACAGCATGGAGTGATGACGGTGTTCCGACATTTGCAACGCCTGTGCGTCTGCCCGGTGCTGTTTCCCTGAGCATTGACGCAAACGGCGAGAACGACAACTTCTACGCCGATAACACCGTTTACTACGTTATCAACAACAACGCAGGCTATGAGGGTGACCTCGAAATTGCTCTCATCACCACCGATTTCGCAACCGATATCCTCGGTGAACAGCTCGACAGCAAGGGCGTTCTGGTTGAGCGCAACGATGCGGAGACATCGCAGTTCGCACTCCTGTTCGAGTTTGACGGAGACAAGAATCACATCCGTCATGTGCTGTACTGCTGCTCGGCTTCCCGTCCGGCAACTGAAGGTCAGACCACTGAGGAGAGCAAGGAAGTCAAGACCGAAACGCTGTCGCTGAAGGCTTCTGCGCTGCCTTCCGGTCTGGTAAAGTCCAAGACCTGTGAAAGCACAGATGAGACCACCTATAACAACTGGTACAACGCCGTCTATATCCCGACTGCAGCAACCACCAACAACAGCACCAATACACGTTCCGCAAGTACCACAAAGGGCGGCAGCACAGCCGCAGCAACAACAGACTGATAAAGGAGAAAGAATATGGCTATCAGAAAAACAATTACTGTTGACGGCATCGAGGTTCCTTTCAAGGCGAGTGCAACACTGCCTCGCCTTTACCGTGCAAAGTTCCGCAAGGATATCTTCAAGGATTTTTCTGCGCTGAAGGATTCTGTTGACGAGAGCGATGAGGAGAATTCCGGTCTCGGTATCGAGAGCCTTGAGGTGTTCGAGAATATCGCCTGGACGATGGCAAAGCACGCCGATCCGGAGGGCGTTCCTGACAGCCCCGACGAGTGGCTGGAGCAGTTCAACACCTTCTCCATCTACGAAGTGCTGCCGCAGCTCTTTGAACTCTGGGGCGTGAATCTGGAGACACAGGCAGAGTCAAAAAAAATCTCGCCCAGTTGACCGCGAGATGACAACGCCGCTGTTCCTTCTCCGATGTGTGCAGATCGGGCTGAGTTTATCCGACCTTGATCTGCTCACTATCGGAATGGTCAACGAAATGTTCATTGAAAAGGATAATGACGATTATGATTACCCGATCAAGGCAACGCAGGAAAACTTCGATGCCTTCTAAAAAGCACATCATTTCCGGCTGGCTGCGGATCCTGTTCGGGCTTGCCGTTTACTCCTTCGGTGTGCATCTGACGATAGCCGCAAACATTGGTCTCGCACCGTGGGACTGCCTCGGCATGGGTATTGCAAAGCACACTCCGCTGAACTACGGCAGTTCTATGGTGCTGATCTCTGTGACTGCTGTTCTGATACAGCTTGTTCTCAGAGAAAACATCGGATTTGCGACAATACTGGATGCTCTTATAACCGGAAACCTGACACAGCTATTGAACGATTATTCCCCATATACTGAGAATCACTGCATTGGTCTCGGTTTTGTACTGATGCTGTTCGGCTTTCTGTTTATATCACTCGGAATGTATCTGTATATGTCCGCAGAACAGGGCTGTGGTCCGAAGGACGGGTTGTTGATTGCTATCGGAAAACGAATGCCGAAGATACCGATCGGTGTGGTTGAGATACTGTTATGGGCAGTGGTTACGCTGATTGGCTGGATGCTCGGAGGTTCGGTAGGCATCGGTACTGTTATATCTACCTTCGGCGCTGGAGCTGTCATGCAGATGTTTTTTGACGTGATTGGTTTTGAGCCGAGAAAACTGCACCATAAGAACCTTATAGGAAACTGATATTAGTCGAGATGAGTAGCACTTCAACGATAGCGGGAAGAATAATTGCTTCAGGCAAGTTTTTTGTCAAGCAACTCTTGACAAACTATATTAGTTGTGGTATAATGGAATTACCAAAAAGGTAATATTGATAAAGAGTGGTGAGTCGAAAAGCGTGGATGTACGGTATAAAAGTGCCGAATTGGATGAATTATGTCATAACAGAAAAAAGGCGGCAAAAAAGCTAGCGGGCTTTGCAGAAGCTTTATTGGCAGACATAAATTTTATAGAACAGGCATCATCATTTAATGATATCATGTCCTACCCACCTTTTCATTGCCATCCATTAGGTCACAAAAAGAAGGATTTGACAGGTTTCTGGGGGCTTGACGTTAAAGGAAGGAAAACATCATGGCGAATAATAGTTGCACCTTTGGACGAGAATGAAAATATAATAACTCCGGGTCCCGATTTCATGAGTGTGTGTAAATCCATTACAATTATAAGGATAGAGGAGGTATCTAATCATTATGAGTAAAAAGAATATTGAGAGTATTTCCTTTCATCCAGGGTACTATATCAGTGAAATCATAGATGATTTGGAAATTACACAAGAGGAGTTTGCAATTCGACTTGGGACTACGGCAAAAACCATCAGTAAGCTAGTTAACGGCGAAGCAAATATCTCAAAAGACCTCGCTATGAAACTTGCGAGTATGCTTAATACTTCTCCGGAAGTGTGGCTCAATCTGCAGAAAAAGTATGATCTGGCTCTGATTGAACAGAGCAAAAAAGAAGAAATGGCTGAAGAAGTTAAGCTTATCCAAGAAGTCGATTACAGCTTCTTTGTTAAACTTGGCGTTTTGCCTGCCGTAAGAAACGCAGCTGATAAAGTATCGAACCTTTGCTCCTATCTCTCCATTTCTAGACTATCCATTCTCACAGAAACTGATTATAATCTAAAATTTCGCAATGGCATAAAAAATCCGAAGCAAAAAAACATCCTAAGTGCTAATATATGGGTAGAAACTGCCACGAAAGTCGGTCGAAGTTATGTTACTAAGCCTTATAATGAACGCGCTCTTAGTACTGCCGTTAAAAAGATAGTAGAAATGACTACGAGTCCGATTGAACAGGTCTTAGATCAAATTAAGAACCTGCTTGCGGAATGTGGTGTTGCACTGGTTATGCTTCCGTATCTGAAAAATTCAGGACTTCACGGTGTTGTCAAGTGGCTCAGCAAGGAAAAAGCCCTTGTTGCTATTAGTGACAGACGCAAGTATAGTGATACTTTTTGGTTTACTCTTTTTCATGAATTGGGCCATGTGTTTCAGAAGCGAATAAAGGATGTTTCCTACACATGGGAATCTGATACTGTCGATGAGTCTGAGCACGAGGCTGATATGTTCGCTCAAGAGAGACTCATACCTGCAGACCAGTATCAGGCTTTTGTAGAAAATGGCGCATTTAGCAGTTCAGCAATTATTGCATTTGCAAGACGCATCAATAGAGATCCAGGTATCATCGTTGGTCGTCTTCAGAATGATTGCTTAATTCTTCATAGCCAAAATAATGCATTACGCACCAAAATACCAGAAATTTGTTTTGCAATCTGATTAATTGAAATTCAATGCAGTCCTTCGGGGCTGCTTTTTTTATACCCATGCGAAAGGCAGGTGATCCGCATGGCAAACAGAATCAAGGGTATTACCGTCGAGATCGGTGGAGATACCACGAAACTCAGCAAAGCCCTTGAAGGTGTCAATAAGAACATCAAAAACACGCAGACACAGCTAAAGGATGTCGAAAAGCTGCTGAAGCTCGACCCTACCAATACGGAACTGCTGTCGCAGAAACAGCGATTGCTTGCCGATGCCGTATCATCGACCAGTGACAAGCTCGAAACGCTGAAAAAAGCCAGCGAACAAGCTGCCAAAACCAAAGACAATTACGATGCGTGGAAGGCAAAGTACGACCCTATCAAGCAGAAAATCGGTGAGACTGAGACAAAACTCCGGGAACTGAAAGAGCAGAGCCGCATCGCCGATGAGCAGCTTTCCCGCGGTGAGATCTCGCAGGAGAAGTACGATGCCCTGCAAAATGAGATCAAGCAGACAACTGATGAGCTGAACGGCTTGAAACAGCAGGCAAAGGATGTGTCAGATGAATTCGGTCATCCGATCCCCCCGGAGCAGTACGACGCCCTTCAGCGTGAAATTGTTGATACGGAACAGGAACTGCGAAATCTGCAGCAGGAAGCTGCAAATTCTCAGACGGCACTTGTAAAAATCGGTGAAGCGGGAGCATCTATTGAAAAGGTCGGCGACAAGATCGCAACGGTCGGTACGAACCTGACAAAATATGTGACTGTACCGATCCTCGGACTCGGAACTGCCGCTGTAAAAACTACAGCGGATTTTGATGCATCCATGATGTATACGAAGGCGGTCAGCTTCTTGGTCTTGCCGCTTGCCAGCTTCACCGGCAGGCGGACTTCCTTCTTGTAGTAGAAGGTCGGGCAGCCCTCGTAGGCATCCAGCCGCTTCTCGTCTTCGGCGGTGACCTCCCAGACCGCGATCGGAACGATGCCGTTCTTCTTCGGTTCGATGGTCAGGTACGCGCCGGTCTTGCTGCCCTTGTAAAGCAACTCGTAGTCGGGGATCACCGTAATGCCGATGGGCTTGGCGGTCGGGCAGCGGTACCGCATCTGGCGGATGTTCAGGTTTGAGCCGTAGGCAAGGTAGTACTTCTTTTCCATGTCAATCGTCCTTTCCGAAGGAAGTCTCCTTCTACCACCCTAAGCCGCCCGTAGGCGGCAGGTGGGGAAAGGCGGCGGTTCAGCGTTCCGCCTTGCCCAGTTCGTATGCCTTGCGCAGCATCTCGCGGATGCCCCAGACGCTCACCTCCGGGAAATCCTCGGTGTCGTTCCAGCGGGTGTCCAGCCCGCCGCGCTGCTCCAGTGCGTAGTCCGCTTTCATTGCGATCTGCTCCAGCTTCTTGTCGGTTTCCGTTCCCCATTCGATGTTGCTCATTGCTCGTTCCTCCGTGTTTGTTTTCCGGTCGTTTTCCGTTCCGGTAGTCACATATTAACTCTTTTCGGGGAGAATAGCAAGCCGCTAAATGTACAAAACATCGCGGGGGAAAATGTGCCGTTCTTTGTGTAGTATATGCCTTGCCGCTGTTTGCGCCGTGTGCGCCCCGTACAGGGCTTTTTACCGAAAGGGGCAGTTACTTGGAGGATACCACTCCCGCCCCACACGGGGCAACGTGGGCGCTGTGTGCGGCTTTGCCGCCCCAGCCGCCGTTGTTGGCGGCTGGGATTCGGCTTTCCTCAAGGTCTGCCGAATCGGAAGGCGTTGTCGCCGGTAAGGTTCTGCGTCAGGGTTTCTCTTGCAGTGGCGAACTCGTCGCCAATGAAGCCCATCCGCATCAGCCAAGTCCGCATCGCAAACTTTTTGTTTTCCTTCTGCTGTTCCTTCGGGCTTGCGCTGCGCAGGTCTTTTGCCATCTGGCTCATTGCGAGGCAAAGCTGAATGTAGCTCTTGAGCTTGCCTGCGTGAAGCCCGTTCTGCTTGCCGCCTGCGGGCTTGTCGAACTGGAAAAGGCGGAATTCAATCGTGCCTTTTGTGAAGGTGGCGTGGAGGTTCAGCATATGGTAGCGGCTGCTGTTGTAATGGTGGCTTCTGCCGTTGTCGCATCCCTGTGCGCCGTACCAGATGTCTGCAAGCTGCGCCATCGTCTTGGGCTTCTTTGCGTTGAGCTGCTGCAGGAAATTCGGGTTGACCGTTCTGCAATACTGGTTCATTCTGTTGCGGTCTACCTTGATTGCCTCGGCGATCAGCGTTTCGTGGCTTGCCATGATGTTTGCGAGGTTTCTCAGGCTCTGCGGTGTGTGTCCCGCTGCGCCGATGTGAATGTGAACTCCGCAGCCTCTGGTGTAGTCGCTCTTCGCGCCCGCCTTGCGAAGGCGTCTGATCAGCTCCTGCAGGGTTTCGATGTCCTCGTAGTGCAGGATCGGTGTGACCATTTCGCACTTTTCGCTGTCCGGTCCGCTGATGCTCACGTCGCGCTGGAATTTCCACTCACGTCCCTGTGCGTCCCAAGCGCTCCAAGTGTAGTAGCCGTTGCGGAAGGCTGTGTCTTCGTAGCGGTTTGTGCCGAAGAACTCGGCGGCGATCTTTGCGGCAGCCTTGCGGGTGATGCTGTTCATCTCAACCTCAACCCCGATCGTCTGCTCCTTCATTCTGGTGATCTGTGCCTGTGTGTTTGCGTTCATGGTGGTATCCTCCTGTTTGGTTTTTGGTGTGTTTTCCCTTTCGGTAGTCACATATTAACTCTAAACCGAGGATATATCAAGCCGCTAAAACCACAGAATATCGAGGAAAATACAGCCTTGATGATTGTGTAGTATACACCCTTGACTTACTTGCAATCGTGTGGTAATATGGGGTACGATGGAATAGGTTCTCGCATTTTCCGGCGCCCCCGGAGGCTGTAAAATCAGCCGCCGGAGATGACCTCGAATTCATCCACGCCTTCGATCAGGGCGAGGCTTCTGCCGTTCTCCCAGTTCATGTGGATGTTGCCTGCGTCGTCGATGATCGCCACCGAACCGATCGTACCGGGCGGCACGGGCGCGATGTCGTCTGCCATGTGTATCAGGCGGATTCTGGTGCCTGCGGGATAGCGCTCCCGCAGGGCTTTAAGTTCAGCATCATTCGGAAACCGCATCGTCAGCACCTCCTTCGGGCTTGCCGTGGCGGAAGGCGGAGCTTCCGGTCAGGCGGCGGAGTAAAACCTTGCGCACCGGCTTGTACTCTTCGCCGATCATGCCGAGGCGCAGGAGGAAGCAGCGGAATGCGTACTTCTCGTTATCGCTGGTATCCGGCTTGTTGACCACTCGCTTGAGGTTCTTGGCGAACTCGCAGAGGGCGGTAATGAATCGGGCGTAGGCATCGCCGTCGCCGTCCTTCTCGACCGTGAACCACGGGAACTCGACCGTTTCCTTGCACTCGTTGACCGCAAGGCTCTCCGTATTCAGTGCGTGCTTCAGGAGCGTTTCCTTGTTCTCGATAATCTGAAGCAGGTTCTCCAACCCCTGTTCACCGAAGAAGTCTCGCGGCATCGAAATTGTCAGCGCCACCGGCTCGTCCTCTGCGGTGTAGCCTGCCTTCTGCAGTTCGCTCCGGATCTCGTCCGGAAGCTCATCGCCGTGCAGCACCGCTTCCTTGTCGAGGGTGTATGCGCCGATTTGGTATCCGCAGCTCGGAACGCCGAGGTACTTCACCTCGCTGCTGGTCAGCTCACCGATCTTCTGTGCCAGTGCCTTGCGCTGGCTCTTTTCGATATTGAACTTGATATTCATGATGTGACCTCCTGTTTTCACCGCTTGCTGCGGTTTTGATTGTAGTCACATATTAACTCTGAAGCGCACAGATAGCAAGACTGTAAAACGGAGAATATGTGCGGGGCGGTTTTTCCGATATTTGTGCATATTACAGCGCCGCCAGATATTGACATATCGTTGGGTGCGTTGTATAATCATAGTAAGAGAAATCGGAATTTGGAAGTGTAATGAATGAATGGCAATATCATCACAGATAAAGATTACTATGAGCTGAATGGGATCAGAATCGAATTCTACTTTGATGCAGAATCGGATGGGTATATCCTGGAATGGGCAGGGGGACATTCAGATACGCTGTTTATTCCGAACACTATCAATGGTAAACCTGTAAAATATATCGAATTTGCCGATTGGGGAACAGGCGGATACGATAAGGTGATCGTTTCAGAGAATAACCCATATTTCAAGGCAGTTGACGGAGTATTGTTTACAGGTGATATGAAAGAATTGCTGATATATCCTATAGAAAAGAAAGACAAAGTGTATTTCATACCGGATGGAGTTGAGTTGATCGGAGAAGATTCATTTAACTCAAATAAGTATATCAATACCCTTGTTTTCCCGCATAGATTTAAGCTGATCGTTCAGTATGCACTGGCTGTCTGTGAGAATCTTGAAACGTTATATCTTCCCGCAACCCTGGAGCGTGTTTTATTAAAAGCCTTTTATGCTGCAGGGCCGTTGAGGAACGTATATTATGAGGGTACAGAGCAGGATTGGAACAATATTGATTTTACGGACTGCAATTGGTCACTTACGGATGCTGAGATCCATTTTAACTATGATTATCAAAAGATCAAATTCTGATTTACGCGAATAATACACCATCAGCCTTCCTTCGTCTCGACCTCTTTGACCAGATCGGAATAAGGAATCTGCTGTCCGTTACGAATTACATACACGCCTTCGGCATCACCGGTGTCCTCAACGTAGCGCCGGAGAATGACGGAGGCGTATTTTTCATCAAGCTCCATCATGTAGCAGATGCGGTTCATCTGCTCACAAGCCATAAGCGTCGAGCCGCTGCCGCCGAAGGTGTCGATCACCACGCCGTTTTCCTGCGTGGAGTTGCCGATGGGATAACCGAGCAGGTCAAGCGGCTTGCTGGTCGGGTGGTTCGCATTGCGCTTCGGTTTGTCAAAGTTCCAGATGGTCGTCTGCTTGCGGTCGGAATACCACTTGTGCTTGCCGTTCTGCATGAAGCCGTACAGCACCGGTTCGTGCTGCCACTGGTAATCGGAGCGTCCGAGGACAAGGCCGTCCTTCACCCAGATGCAGCAGCCTGCAAGGTGGAAGCCAGCGTCGATGAACGCCCTGCGGAAGTTCAATCCTTCCGTATCGGCATGGAACACATATGCAGCGCCGCCTTTTTCGAGGTGGTCTGCCATACACTTGAAAGCAGAGAGCAGAAAGTTATAAAACTCCTCGTTCTTCATGCTGTCGTTCTGGATGGTCAGACCGCTGGCGCTCTTGAAAGATACACCGTAGGGCGGATCGGTCAGAATCAGATTCGCTTTCGTATCGCCCATAAGTGTATTTACATCATCGGGGCTGGTCGCATCACCACACATGAGGCGATGCCTGCCGACCGTCCACACATCTCCACGTTCCACGAAGGAAGCCTTCTCCAGCGCAGCAGTCAGATCGAAATCGTCGTCCTTTGCATCGCTGCCGGTTCCATCGGAAAACAGGTCAGCCAGTTCCTTTTCATCAAAGCCAGTCATGGCGAGGTCGTAGCCGAGGTCTTGCAGTTCCTGCATCTCCACGGCGAGAAGCTCCTCGTCCCAGCCTGCATCCAGAGCCATACGGTTATCCGCGAGGATGTAGGCTTTCTTCTGCGCATCGGTCAGGTGGTCTACATAGACACACGGCACTTCCGTGATGCCTTCCTCCTTTGCCGCCATCAGTCTGCCGTGACCTGCAATGACGTTGTACTCCCGGTCGATGATGACGGGATTGACGAAACCGAACTCACGCAGCGAGGAGCGCAGCTTTTTTATCTGCTCCGGCGAGTGAGTGCGGGCGTTATTTACATACGGGATGAGCTTGTCAGTGGCGACAAGCTGAAAGTCAGTCGTTGTTTTCATGTGTACCTCACTTCCTGCTGCGGAGTAGCTGCTCCATCATATCGTCCTGCGGAGAGCCGTCGAACTTGGTCGTGCAATTCTGCTTCACGATATCGAAAATCTCGTACCAGAGCAGATTTGCCTGTTTCTGATAGGACTGGCTGAGGGATGCGAACGGAGATGCGACCACACCGCCGGTCGTCGGGTGCTTGCCAAGCAGACCGTAGGTCGAGAGCGCGTCCTCACACTGGATAAAACGAGCGAACGCCAGCGAGTAGCTTTCGAGCAGTCGCTTGTTCACCAGCTTTTCGCAGCCGCGATTCTTCAGCCATATCCATGTTTCCTTGTAGA